ATGTTACCTGCCCGATTTTGATCAGGAAGGCTTCGTTTTCTTTTTCCCACTCGGACATATTAACTCCAACTCGTAAGGATTGATACGGACATCTCGCAGCTGAGTAGGTCACCCGAAGCAGCATTGAGAATACTTGGTGCGCTGATTGCGCTTACATTATAGACCAGAGATGATGCTGCTAACTTGGCGAACACGCCACAGACAGTATCTTCAATGCCGTTTAGGTTACCTTCATTGTCAAACAAAGGCACAGTCATAATAATCTTAAAGTTAGCCATTGGGCTGATAGTGATGTGCTGGTTATTGCTAGGTGTTAGATAAGGATCATCTGGAGACACGATAACGGAGTTAGCAAGAACTGTGGCAGGAGGAAAAGCAAAGACTTGGTATTTAGTGTTATCTACTAGCGCGGTGGCTAAAGTAGTGCGGAGTGTAGTTATCGCTACTGGAGGCATTAGCCCACCATTGAGCGAGGGTCTAGCGCATGTGCAATCAATCCTCTTACCTTAGCGAGTAGCTGTGCGCTCATTCGATAAGGTGAGGGCTGGAAATCGACTGCGTTACTGCCTGAGAGTGTGGCTGTACGCGCTTGCCAGATTTCAACAGCGATCATCAAAGCTGCGTTCTGAACTGCTGTGTCTGTTGTCCAGTCTGTGTAATTTGTCGCTGTAACTTTACCAAAAGGTGCAATAGGATGCACTGGCTTGATGGCAGCATGATTTGTAACCATTGTTATTGAGTAAGGTGTAACTGCTGTGATAACTTTTGATCCGTTAAAAGAAGAGCCACATCCAGTTATTGTAACTGTTTGTCCAACATAGTAAGTATCTATAAGTTCTTGATCAAAGTAAAGCGTTCCCTCACCCACAATGCTGGAATGTGACACAGCATAATTACTATTAGTCCAAAGCATAGGCAGTAGGACTGCATCTGATGCATCACAAACTTCTTGCAAAACGGCATCTGTGTATAGTGTGCCAACACCTAAAGTGGTGCGTAACTCACTTACTGTCGTGAGAGCCATCTTGTTTCCTTTCTAAAGACTCTGGGGAGTAGAGGGCTACTACTCCCCAGAGCGACTTAGTGTGTTACTTATGCAACCTGTACTGCGCGGAATGCTGTTGGGTAGCGATTTACTACTGCAACATATCCGTAGATACCGATTTCAAGTTGTCCGTTAGCGACAACATTTGCACGGATCTGAAGCGTTCCGCTTTCATGGAATCGCATTGCCATTGTTGGGTAAACAAGTCCAACCTTGATGGCAGATGTGCCGCCTGCGTAGTTAGGATCTACAACAAGATTAAGTCCTGCGACTGTGCCATTTGTTGATCCCTGTGTAATTAAGCCGTTAGCGTTCTGGCTTGCTGCAGCTGCGTATAGAGGGCGTCCTGTTGTATCGACTGCGCCTAGAAGACCAGCGAAGTCCACATCATCGTTACCGCCTGAAGTAGCAACCAAAAGGTTGTTAGGTGTCTGGCGCATGATTGCGTATGAATCAGCGATTGACTTAGCGATTGCCTTGTAGATTGTTGATGAAGATGAATCTGCTGATCCATCTGCTGCAATCTTTGATGCATATGCATCTGTCTTCTGTGCGTAGCTTGCGGCCAACTCTCTCAAATAGAGGTCCAAAAAGCTGGGATCCGAGCGGTCGACGAGTTCTAAATCGAGCTTGCCAGCGCCTGCAAATTTGACAACATTATCTTCTTGGAAGGTAACTGTTGTGTCTGTTGATGCAAACTCTGCACCTTCTGCTGTTAGATCAACCTGTGCCTGTGTTCCAAGCTTTGGAGTAAAGATCTTCATTCCGCTTGCTGGAAGTGCAGCCCGCTCGATTGAATCAATGAATGGGCGTGATGAATCGATGATACCGATTACATCGCGTAGGTATGTTGGTGGAACCATACCTGTGTTTTCTGCGACTGTTGCAACCTGTAGAGCTGCCATTAGTTCGCGAGCATCTGCGTCACCGCGTGATGCGTTTAGTTGTGCCTTAGCATATTCACCAGCTGTGATGTTTAGGTTAAGACGAGGATTTGTGTAGTACATTGCTGTAACTGTAGGGCGAGCAGCTTCTACAGCCGCTGTCTCTACTGGTGCTGCTTCGACTGTAGTGTCTTCCACGACTGTCTCGCTTTCTGTTTGTGGGTTTTCTTCAGCAGGGATGACTTCCTCTGCTGCGATCTCTAACACCTGAGCTGACGCAAAAGCGGGAACAGTTACTAGAGAAACTTCTTTTAGACGAGCCGATGAAACGACTGTGTATCCATCTTTAGATGGTTGAGATGCAAGAATCTCTGCACCAATGCTTAAGCCTGTAACTAGGCCTTCTTGTGCCATGATCAAAGCATCGCTGCCAGCAGTTGACTTGCTTAAACGAAATACAGCGTAAATGCCATCTTTGCGTTCTTCTGCTGAGATCATTTTTCCGATTGGCTTCTGCATGTTATGTTGTGATAACAAACGAATCTTTGATGGATCTGCAATCTGAATAGAGTTAGCAGCAAAGGCATATTCGCCTAGATTGGTGCGACCAATTTCGCCTGTTCCCATTGGAACAATCTTGCCAGATATTTCGCGGCGTTCTTCTGAACACTCGATTGATGATGCTTCGATGTATAGGGTTTCCATTAGCTGCCATTCCCATTAGGTGATAGGTCTTCCATTTGCATTGCTTGTTCTGTTGTAATTAAGCCAAGTGCAAGCATTTTTTCTAGCACTAGCAATCTTTCCATTGTTTCTGTGCGTAAGAATGTGTCGTCTAACGCGAACTTGACATAATGTCCGGCAGTCGAGCAATCATCCATGCTCAAACGAGATTCGATGGCTGAAACATAAGGCTGTAAAGTCAAAGCTACTAATTGTTTTCTTTCTTCAATTACATTGCTGTAGGTCATGCTTGTATTCATTGAAGCGGAAACATAATAAGGATCTACAGAACACAATCTCGCACATTCTGTTGCTAATCCTTGAATGGCATCTTGGTAAGCCATGTCCTTAGGACTAAAGCCAGTAGTTTGATATTCCAAAGTTGAAGTTAGATAAGCAGTGCCGTTATTTTGACGAGCACGCTTCCAAGCAGCTAGTAATCCAGATACTTCAGCAGGTGGAAGGTCAGCACCCGTATTTTTTAGGAAACCAGTTGCAGATGGTGTTTCAAGTGCGACACTTGCTGCTTTTTGTGCATCAAGGGCAGCTTTAATTGTGCTGCCGCCAGAAGCAAGGATGCCTTCATCTTTTTGGAAAGTGATTAGAGATCCAAGACCTGACATAGGCAAAGGAACTCCATCGAGATAATACTGAGTTACAAAATTATTGACTGAATCTGTATTGAATGTAACCCGATTGTTAGCAACCCAGTTGGCATTAGCCATTCTTCCATCTTCAAGATAAGTCTCAGTAATCTGCCAATAACTCACGCCATACATAAGCAAACTATCTAAAGTGAAGTAAATTGTCTCGAAACGAGGTTGAGCTTTAGAAGGCTGTTCAACCCAGCGAGGTGGTGCAATCATTTCGCCTGTGGACTTCTTGTAATACTCCAGAGGGATGCTTGCAATAGTGCCACAGATTAAATCGCGGCATCTTTTAATTGATGGTACGGAGAGTGCCTGTGCGCGAGTGACTAGAACTGGAAAGTAATTGCCATAAGTCAAGTAAGACTCGGACATGATTTGTGGAGCTTCTTGAGCTTCCAAAATTTGAGGCTTACGCGAGAAGATACCCATAGACAGAAATTGTAGCATTTGTCAAGCAATTAGACAATGTGCTAGGGCGTGTCTAACTATAAATTTGAGGCTTAGGCTGAGGAATCATTAACTTGCTAACGACCATTGCTAAGCCAATAGGTGCTGAGATATCTCCAGCAGACTTTCGCTTAATGATGCGCCATGCCGAGTCATTTACTTTAGCTGCACAATTATTCATCTGCTGGATTAGTTCTGCTTGGCCATTATGGACAACGCGAGCATTGACTAAGCCTTCAAGTAGATCTCCACAGGCTTTGTAGAACTGCTGGCCTGAAACATCCTCTGTCATGACTCCAGCGTTTGCTAAACGATCTGCGATTGTTTGTGTTGCATACTTGTCGTAACAAACTAGGCGCGGATGATAAATGTCAGCCCAACCCTTTATGGATGCTGCCATCTTTAACTCATCAATAGCAACCTGCGAGCTGTAAGTCTCTAAAATCCCGATGCCAATCCGTCCATCTGGCAGTAATTGTCCTGCGACTAGTGATCCGTTGCGCCTAGACGGACTGACATCGAAACCAAACACAGTATAAGCCCCAGCAGCCATTTCAAGCGTACTATCCGATGTATCTTCTAGAACGCCGTGAGGCCACGGACTACTGAGTGAGTCGATCCACTGACAAAGAGTCTCAGTGCGCGTGTTCTCAATCGGCGAAGTAGCAATCGCCTCTTCAATCGCCTCTTCTGTGATGGTGTATCCCAAAGAGGGGTTAGCCAAAGCCCATGCATCGCGATCAGTTATCTTGCAGTATTGAGGGGCTGAGTATTCATAGAATCCAAAAGACTTTGGCGGATAGTCGATAGCTCGTTCTCGTAGGTCGTTAAGGACAGTGCTGAAAGCGTCTCCTGCATTAGAGGTAAGAAGCGTCTGAGAGTTTGGATGAGCTCTAGTCGTAGGAGTAGCAGCTCTAAATCCATCTTCTGTGATTTCTCGTACTTCATCGATGTAGAGCAGTCCATTGACACTTCGTCCGCGAGATCCGTCTCTAGTTGCTGCAACAACATCAAGCCTTGCTCCAGATAACATCTCAATCGACTCTGTGCCGTTTGCGTGTCGGATTTGTTTAACGAATCCTTTGAGGTGGTCATTTGTCTCCAATAGGCTAGTTACTTGTCTGAAGGTGTCTAAAGCCATGCTTCTGTTAGAGCTCATGATTAGGACATTGGTATTCCACTTGATAAGGTGGGCAAGAATCAGCATACGCGCTAAGTGAGTCTTGCCGTTCTGCCGAGCAACCAGAATGAGGTTTGTCTTACGAATCCACATGCCTTTCTTGTCCACAGTAAGCATGTCCTTAAGCACAAACTCCTGCCACGGCATGAGATCCATCTTTACAATAGCGCATAGGTCTTTTACATCTTGCAGCTTGTTTTCGCCTTTAAGAAGTGGGCTGTGAAGCCTCGGCTTGGTTGCCCCTCGTAAGGCTTTGGGCTTTCTGGGCTTAGTTGTCATTGATCTTGATCGGGTCGGGTCTTAAAAGGACTGTCCAGCATTGTTTCGGACTGCATCGGGGAGATATAGTCGAGAAAGACAGGGGGGGTAGCCGTCTGTGCTAAAAAAACGCCTTCATTGAGCGCACCTTTGCGTAGATTGCATGACTTACACAGCACCCTTAGATTATCTAGGCTGTGATCTCCACCTGCTTTGCGAGGAATGATGTGGTCGATGTGCATCTCGCCTTCATCTGTACCACACAACTGACAAGCTCTGCCATCACGCATGAACACACGCTGTCGCTGTTCGCGATAGCGCCTAGTGTTCAGCTTGTCTAATGCCATCCCTTAGCCTTCCAATGATCATAAGCCTTGCAAGGTGTTGAGTACCTATGCTTAATGTAGCGTAAGCCCCACTCTACTTGTTGTATTGGTGTAGCTGTTAATAGCCATTTAGATCTACCTTGTGGAATACCAGCATGACTACCATTAACTGCTTTAGGATTCCATGCACTTTCTTTACCATATAAAGCAGCAATACATTTATATTGTTTAACATCTCCTAATGAGTAATATGCATATTGTTTAGGAGTCATAGATATATCATTTAGATTTGTAGAACCTGCTACAGGCATAAAGCATAGAGCTATCCCAATACCTGCTAGCACCCCCCGCGCTATCCGCTTCAGCGGCGCGGTGTGAGCCTTTGAGAGGCTCTGCCTTGTCAGGGTACCATCGTTGTCAAATCCATTTACATAAGTGCTGGTCAGAGCGGTGTGTCGCTTCATTGAGACCTCCTTGTTATGCCCTGTGGATAACTTCTGTGTATAACTATTAGTGTCTAGTGCGCCCAATTCCTTGCAGTGCTTCAACATTCTCATCACCGATAGCCCACATAGAGCAACGCCATCTGTGCTTAATTAAGTCACCAGATCTAGTCATGAAAGCCATGTTGGCAGGCAAGTAAGCAGCATGAGCATTTGACTCCCACAACTGGTTAACCCAACGACCATTAGAGCTAAGAGGCACTAAACAGATGCCATTGCCATGTTCAAGCCATTTGTTAATCCACGGCGTAATCTTGGAGAATGGTGGATTCATCCAGACACGACCTTCCCACGGAAGAGCTAGCCCATCCTCCTCAACAGTGTATTTCCTGTCAGCAGGCACAACTATCATTTCACTATTGGATGATGCTACATCTAAATCAAAGCGAACTCCCATTGCATCAAACACCCATTGTGGCGTGTAGCACTCGTCATTCTTAATCTTTTCAAGCATCTTTGCCCCATCCTTTACCCTTGAAGTGAATAGCCGAAGCTGTAAAGCCTTTGACCATTGGAGCATTGCATAACTGGCATGGCACTACTGGTCTACTGTCGAATCCATGAGTGACTTCTTGGGATAGATTGCAGGATTGGCATCGGTAGTCATAGGTTGGCAAGTTAAGCATCTCCTGATCATGTATGACCCACATCCAGAACATCGGTCTATGTCTGCCTCTGTGGGTTGATTGTCTAAGTGACCGTACTTTAATTTGAGTAGTGGCAAAAGATCTGCTAAACGGATGATGGCGCAATACTCGGCAGCATCTTCACCTTGTCCGTTAAGTCTGATTACCCCAAAGCCCAATTCCCCCGAAATGGCTGTACGGCTTTTCAGCTGTGCTAAATATGCTTTCGGTTGAAATCCAGCGCGGGCTTTGACTTCAACATCGAACGGCACATTAACAATATCCTTGCCACTACCCCTTCCCACACATGCGCCCGGCCACCAAGTCGATAGGTACTCAGCTACTACGCGCTCCGTGCGGAAACCTCTGTGCTTTCTTGCTTGACTAGCCATTAATTGCGCTGCATTTTAAGCATTGCCATGACACTGTGCCATTGACTGCATCCTGTGATAGATCTACAAGGTTCTTAATCTGTACTGGCTCATTACATAACTGACATGGTACAAAGGCTGACATAAGATCGACCCATTCACCATTGATCTTAATTCCAATGTTTCCCATTACACTCTCGCTTTCTGTGGATGAAACTTTCCATCTGATCCAAGGTTGTACCACTTTGTCGGGCATCGATGAGCTGATGAGATCGCTGTGTTACAGAAGTAGCCACCCCACGCTTTGCCATTCTTCTCGCCTTCACGCCATTGC